TGCTGGAAGATATGAGATTGATGGTAAAAAAATATATGCCAAAAATATATACGCAGAACCTGAGAAATATTTCACAGATGATATAATGAATAAACTAGACGAAATATCAAAGAAGAATTTTTCTTATGGAACGAATTGAATCTACAATTCTTAAAAACCTAATACACAATGAAGAGTATTCTCGAAAAGTAATTCCTTTTATTGAACCTGATTTTTTTGAAGATCGAAAGGAAAAGGTAATATTTGAAGAGATAACATCATTTATTGTCAAGTACGGATCATCGATAACTTTAGAAGCACTAAATATTGAGGTTGACAATCGAACTGATTTAAATGATTCTGAAGTTAAAGAAATACATGAGATAAATCAAAACCTCATAGAATCCCCTGTAGATCAGCAATGGTTGCTTGATTCTACAGAAAAGTGGTGCCGTGATCGTGCAATTTATCTTGCTTTGATGGAATCAATTCACATCGCAGATGGCAATGATGAAAAAAAGAATCGTGATGCTATACCAACCATACTATCAGATGCCCTTTCAGTTTCCTTTGATAATAATATTGGACATGATTACCTACTAAACTACGAAGACAGATATGAGTTCTACCACAAGAAAGAAGAAAAAATTGAATTTGATCTGGAATATTTTAATAAAATTACCAAAGGTGGTTTACCTAATAAGACTCTTAACATCGCGCTTGCTGGTACTGGTGTCGGGAAGTCTTTATTCATGTGCCACTTTGCTAGCTCCGTGTTGTTACAAGGGAGGAACGTACTCTATATTACAATGGAGATGGCAGAAGAGAAAATTGCTGAACGAATTGACGCAAATCTTTTAGATGTTTCAATACAAGATCTAACTGATCTACCAAAGACAATGTTTGAGAATAAGGTTACTGCTGTATCCAAGAAGACTCAAGGTCATTTAATTATCAAAGAATATCCAACTGCAGGTGCACACAGTGGACATTTTAAAACTTTATTAAATGAACTTGCATTGAAAAAATCATTTAGACCTGATATAATATTTGTAGATTATCTAAACATTTGTGCATCTTCACGTTATAAGGTAGGTAGTAATGTCAATTCTTACTCGTATATCAAAGCAATTGCGGAAGAACTTCGTGGTCTCGCCGTCGAAGCGAACCTACCGATTGTATCCGCAACTCAAACTACTCGGAGTGGTTTTGCTAGTTCTGATGTTGATCTTACCGATACCTCTGAGTCATTTGGCCTTCCTGCAACTGCTGATCTTATGTTTGCTCTTATTTCAACTGAAGAATTGGAGAACTTAAATCAGATAATGATTAAACAACTTAAGAATCGTTATAATGATCCGACTATTTTTAAAAGGTTTATTATCGGAGTAGACCGTGCAAAGATGAGATTATATGACTGTGAGCAAAAGGCACAAGATGATATTCTTGACAATGGTAAGGAAGAGGAGTCTAATAAACAAGACAAAGTTCCTAAAAAATCATTTGCTGAGTTTAAATTTTGATAGTTCAAAGAGTTAAATGGTGTAGTGCTACTATAGTTCTCATTGCTATGGTTTTTCACGTTATGGGTTGGACTCCTTGGAATAGCATACTCCAAATGATAGGTGCTGCTGGATGGGTCTATGTTGGTAAAAAAATGGGAGAACGTGCAATTATCTTAAACTTTTTACCACAATTTTTTATTATTATTCCTGGTCTTATTATTCTTTATTTACAACATGACTAAAAAAATTGATGAAACCTATATTTGAGGAAGAAAATTTTCTTGATCCTTTTGTTTGTAAAAAATTAATTGAATATCAAGAGAATAATTCACCAAATGACATGTCAAGAGGGTTTTGGGAGAGTAGAATAGTAACACAATATGATAATGATATTAAAAAAGTAACTGATGTAATTCATGCTCGTATAGTAAATTCAATAATTAATTTTTACAATCACAATGTTTATTTGGAATTTACAAATTTAGTGTATTGGGGTGAGGGTATGGAGTTAGGATTACACGCAGATAATTTTTGGATAGACAATCCAAATAAAGAACATTATACACCACATCGTGATTATTCATCTGTTTTATATCTAAATGACGACTTTGATGGTGGGGAAACTTATTTTAGAAGTAGTAGTTATCAAATAAAACCAAAAACTGGTAAGTTAGTATTTTTTTCATCTGGATCTGAACATGTTCATGGAGTTAAAAAAATTACAAGAGGTAAAAGATATACTTTAGCAACATGGTTTACAAGAGATAAAAACTATGCTATGATTTAAAAAAAATATTATTATGCCTGAAGGAAAAAAAATTGACTTTGATAAGTATGCTTTATTCGTGGATGGTGTCACATCCCATCCCAGTAAAGATTATCAATGCTTTATTGAGAGTGTTAGCTCCCTTAATGGAAAGGGTGCCAATATTGAACGTCTTCTTACTGCTGCCGTTGGCATTTCTGCTGAAGGTGGTGAATTTATGGAAATTGTCAAGAAGATGGTTTTCCAAGGTAAACCTTGGGATGAGCATAATCGAAAGCATCTTATTATTGAGTTGGGTGACGTTATGTGGTATGTGATGCAAGCATGTATGGCATTAGAAGTATCACTAGATGAAGTTGTAGAAGGAAACGTAGATAAATTAAAGAAGAGATATCCTGGTGGGGAGTTTAACGTGTACCAATCAGAAAATCGTAAGGAGGGAGACCTATGAGGGAACAACTAATCAAAGCATTACTTGCACATGCTCAAGGTGATATTGCTAAACACAAGGCAAATATTGAAGTATATCTTGCAAATCCTGTGGGCATTGGAGAACATTCAAACATTGTAGAAGCAATCGAAGGAGAGTTAGATATGATTGCTAAGTATCAAGATCAGATAGACATTATAAATAAATACTTCAAAAAGTAAGTAGTCGTGGCAATCAACAATAAAGATGTTGAAGTATTAAGTGAGGCATTGTTTTGCTACTATTTTGCCATATACAATAAAAAGAAACAATCTGTCTATACTGATGGTGTATGGAATAGAATAAAAAATGCAAAAGATTTAACATCTTTTACTGATAGATTTGGTATTACTCCTATGGTGAAGAATGTTAATAAAGATCCTGCATTTTTATCAAGGATTCCTAAAGTAATGGAATTTTTAATAAACAGAAAATCCTTTTGGGCAAATGCTCTTAAATCGCAAATGGAGGCATTTTTTGCTGGTGCTAATTTAAAATCTGGCAATTCTTACTTCATCATGAGAGCAGATATGATTCCAAAAGAATATGATCCATATACTGCTTATGATGAATTATCACAAAAGGTTAGAGGTAAGTTAGGATTCAGAGGAACAATTGATAAAGATAAATGGAATCCTTCCGACGTATGGATTTTTACTAGAAAATCAATGAATGATTTGAAAAAATTCATTATGTTGTTTAAAAATCAACTTATTAATCAACCAGAATATTCTGTTAAGATGATGGAGAAGTTAAACAATAAGATATACTCATTATATCAAGATGGAGTTTTACTTCCTGTATCGTTGAAAGCACCCACAGGAAAAGCAAAGGTTGTATTTGAGAATGATGTGACATCTGATATTGTGAAGGTAGTGAAGTATGATGAAATAGATTTTTCAACTAATAATCAAGATGCAAAGATTAGGTTCTCTGTTGATCTTGTTGATAAGGAGAGTGGTAGAAAAATCAAACCTGATTATATCAAAGGTTTAATAAAGACTAAGACTGTATTATCTGGAGGAGCAAGACTTGAAATTGAAGCAGGTGGTGCTGCCAGATATGGATCTATGGGTACTGAAAACTATCAGTATTTAATAAGGGAAACTGATAGATCAGGTATACTTTCATTAAATAGAATTAGAAATAAGAAAGAATTTTTTGATTTGAAAAATAAATATTGGGGTAGGACACAAGGTGCTCAGTGGTTGGCAAGAGCAGAGTATGTCAGAGAGTTTAAGAGAGATGCGAAAGCATTTAGAAAAGAAATAGAACCATATACACAAGAATTATTCAAACATATTAACGGCACTGTATGGGATTCTGCATCAATAGAGATGAAAGCAAAGAGTCCAGAGGAGGCATATCTAAATAAAACA